CGACGGTTTTTCCGAATTTAATCAGGCCCTTGTCGGCCTTCTCCTGCGACACGCCCGCGCGGTCAAACGCGAAACGATACGCTTGCAGGGCTTCCACGCCGATGCCCGCGAAGTCCGCCGTTTTCGCAATCTGGTCGGTGGCGTCCACGAAACTGGTTATCGCCCGCGCACCCGCCGCCACAAAAATGCCACCGAGCAGCGCCGCCCTGCGGCCCAGGACCGCGAGCTCGCGGCCGACCCCCGCCGCCGCGCCGCGCAGCTTTCGGAATCCCGAGGCGCGATCGAGCGTGCGAAGCCTCGCGGTCACCGCGCGGATCGGCTTTTGCATTCGGTCGATCGTGCGGGAAATGCGGGTTACCGGGGCGCTGATTTTATCGACGCCCGCCAGTACCAGTTTGAGAGGCTTCAATCGCGGCATGGATTCTATCCGCCTCCCGGCACCACTTCACGAAATCCGCCGGCGCCATGCCGTCCAATTCGCTGGGCTGAAATTTAAACAGCGCGGCGAGCTCCGCGCGCGCTTGCCACAGGTCGATCGGGTTTAATCGCTCGGCCCAGCCTCCGGCAGAAACTCCCCGAAAAAATTGACAGCGATCAGCTGACACCTCGCAAAATCCTTCGGGTGCATTTTGTGCACGTCCGTGGGCGACAGCGTCGTCATACGCGCAACCAGCGCAATGCCTTTCGACACGTCGCCCTTATGCTGATCCATGACCTTGAGCATTGCCACGCAAGGCTCGAGGAATTCCACGCGCTCGACCGTGTCGCCGTCCTTTTGTGGAATCGAGCGATACAACGTAAAACCCGCCTCGCGCCATTCCGCCTCGACCTCGTCGAGCTCGAGCTCGACGTCCGTATCGGTTCCGGTTTCCGATTGCATCGTTGCCCCTCAGCCGCCTTAATTGGCGATGATTTCCTCCGCGGTTTGCCCGACGAAACGCACCTCGATGGCGCCCTCTTCAGAGCCTTGGCTCGCCGGCCCCGCCTGCGAAGCCTTCCGCAAAATGACGGTTTTTCCGCTGACGAGCTCGGCCGTGATGGTCACGTCCTGCTTGGTGACCAGGTCCTCGACGTCGAGGTCGCCCGAGTCGCGGATTTCGAGCTCCATTAGGGGAATGCCGGGCGTTTCCTTAAAGCCGTGGAATCGGTCGGCGCCGATCAATTCCTCGAGCACCGCCTTGCCGAGCGAATATCCGATGTTTCCCACAACGTCGAAACGGGTTGAGTCGATCGTCAGAGCGCGCAGCCCTGCGCGGCGTAGCGTTGCCATAGGTTGCCCCCCTCGAGGTGCACGTCGCCGCGCGCCTCGCTTTTAGTTAGAGACGGAATTGCAGCAGCGTGCCAACCTGGCGCAGCTGGTTGACCAGGTCCGGCGGCAGCAGAATGTCGAGCCGGTCGGGGTTGGTGGCGTTGCGTTCCACGACCAGGTCGGCCTTGAATTGCGACACGTTTTCCACGTAGCCGGCCTCTTCCCAATCGCGAAACAACGCGATCGCCTCGGCCCTTCCGAGATTCGGCGTCATAACAGCCTGGCCCGAGCCGATCGGCGCATCGTTGCCGGCCAGCTTGTGCCGTCCGAATTTGGACGAAAACCGCGCAATAAATTGCGCGCGCAGGAGCGAGAGCGTCAGCTTGGTATTCAGGTTGAGGAAAGCCGTGTCGGGGTTCGAGGCGTCGTCCGTCTGGTAGGTGGTAATGAGCCGTTGAATGCGCATGACCCCGGCCTCGTCAGCCTCGAGCGTGGCGATACCGTTGTGCAGCAAGGTGTCGAGCTCGGCCAACGTCGGCCGATCCTCGCGAAGCGGCGGCAGGATTCCCGCGAGCTCGAGCGTTTGAAACGGCCGGGCCGGGTCGATGTTTCCTTTTTCCGCGACCTGGCCGAGTATCGCGCCCGTGAGCGAGGCGGAATGCGCCTCGACGTTGAGCCCGCTTACCACCACCGATTGCTCGGAGTCGCGCGCGTTGCCGTAGGTCACCGCGTTGGTGATCGTGTCGGGAATGGTCAGCAGGACCGTGCCGTCGTTTTGGCGGATCGGCCCCCACCTATCGTCGAGCTCGGCCTCCCAGGCCGCCACCTCGACGGCATCCTGGTGCGGCATTCCAGCAACGTGCTGACGTTGTAGGTGCCCGCGCCGGGCGTGCCCACCGTGACCGGCCCCACCGTGATACCGGCGGGCAGCTGCTCGCCGGCGTGGTAATTGATTCGCACCGGCATGAAATCGCCGTCGACCCCGGCCCAATTCAGCGTGAGCGTAATCAGGCCCGCAACGTTGGCCGCGGTCACCGGCAGCGTGGTGTCCGCGTTGACCGCGAGCACCACCGCGTCCGCGACGACCGTTTCGGTATCACCCGATGCCACGTTGGCGCTGATCCGCTCGCCGTCGATATACAGGTGCACCGCACCCGCCGCGCTGGCAGTTCCCACGAGCGTGAAAACCCGCGTGGCCGCCGTTCCGGCCGAGGTCCAGCCAACGCCGTGCACTTCCGTGAAACGGTTGTTTGCGCGGAATTTCCGATACATTCGCGTGAGCTGGCCGCCCGCGCCAAACACGAGCTCGGCCTGCGCCTGGTTGGTGAGCAGCACCGGCACCGCCTCGGTGGCCGTGCCACCCGTGGCAATCACGCCCGTGAGCAGGACCTTGAAAGGCACCGTTGCGAGCCCTTGCACCGCGCGCGAAGGATCGAATTCGACGTGCACGCCCGGGGTTCGCAGCGTGATGGGAAACTCGGAAAAGGAAATCGGCACGGGTTAGCCCTCCGGCGCAGCGGTGCTGCGCGGCTTGCGGGTGCTCGAGGCTTTCGCCTTCCGCGGCTCGCTGATTGTGATATCGCCGTCACGCTCCCGGCGTAGCCAGTAGGTGTCGAGGTTGACCTCGGCGCCCTCGGCCGACACGGGAATCGAGGTCCGGCAAAACACCGGCCGCCGCCCCTCGCATGGTTTGATAAAAACGCGCTTCATGGTCGACCCCCTCTAAGGCGTTTGAACCTCGATCGTGTCCGTGGCCTCGATCGTTTCGTCTGGCGGCGCCAGGTCGTATTGCACCTGCAGGGTGTCGAGGTCCGGGATGGTGAGCTCGACGTCGTCCGCCTGTGTGTGGTAGACGACGTCCCAGCGCATCCGGGCGCTGGCGAGCGCGACCGCGCCCTCGCGTTCCGGTTGGCTGCGCTCGACGAAACCCAGCACGGTTTCCTCGCAGCGGTCGCCGAGCCGCTCGTCGAGCTCGATAACGCGCTCGACCTCGGCGGAAATCACGTCGAGCACGTCGTCGAATTCTTCTCGCACCTGGGCGATGATTTCCACCCAAATTTGCAGCGTGCGTTGCGTCTCAATCGGCGCGGAGTTGAACCGCTCCAGGTCCTCGTCGCCGGTGTAAATCAGGATGGCCGGCAGCACGTCGAGGCGTAGCGTGCCGTCCGCATCGTGCAGCTCGATCGGAAATAGCCTCGAGCGGAAAACCCGCTTGCCCGCGAGCGTCGCCCCCTTGATCGCGAGCTCGAAATGGCGGCGGATTGCGATTCGCCCCAGCGCGCCGAGGTACGGGGGCGGCGGCGTCGGCGAGCTCATCGCAGCTGCTCGAGCTCGAGCCGGGCGCCGCCGTCGCCATCCGGCTGCACGCTGCGCACGATATAGACCAGGCTGCCGACGGCAACCTCGCCGCCTTGCTCAGGGTGCGCGAGGCCGAGGTCGACAAAATCCTGCAGACGCACCCCCACAGCCGGCACGGTGGTGTCAACAGGCACACCCGCTGACACGTCAACCGCAACGTGCTCGGCGTCGAAAATCATACGCACCGCCGTGGCGGTATTACCACCGGGCGGCGTGTAGGTGCCGTCACCGTGATCGAAAACCGCAACCGCGGGCGTGAGTGCAGCGTCGGCGAGCTCGGGCCAGGCCATTGCGAAACCTCGAGGCCGGCGGGAAGCGAGCCCCGCCGGCCAGGTCGATCAGCTGTCGCTGGCCTCGCCGGTGAGCAGCACCTCGACGATGAGCACGCCATTGCCGGCCGCGCTGTGCGCAAAGCCGATGCGCTTGTGC